CGTCTGGTTGTGGAGAAACCCTTTGGGCACGATTATAAATCTGCTGATCATCTACAGTCTGTGGTGGGGAGATATCTACGCGAGAAACAGGTATATCGCATCGACCATTATCTTGGTAAAGATACTGTTAACAATATTCTTGCTACGCGCTTTAGCAATATTTTGCTTGAGCCAATTTGGAATCGGGAATATATAGATGAAATTCAAATCTTTGCAACTGAAACTATTGGTTGTGAAGGTCGCTCACAATACTATGAGACATCAGGTGCAGTGAGGGATATGCTACAGAATCATGTCTTGCAAGTCTTGGCATTGATTGCTTGTGATGCTCCCTACAAAATGAATGCTAGGGAACTCAGACGTGAGAAGACAAAAGTCCTAGCTGCAACTAGAATTAGCGAGAATATGGTCCTTGGACAGTATGATACTTACCGTAATGAAGAGGGCGTTAGTCCTAGCAGTGACACTCCTACCTATTGTGCTGGTACTTTATATGTCGATAACTGGAGATGGAAGGGAGTTCCTTTTAACATCATGACAGGCAAGAAACTACCCTATCAATGTGTAGAGGTAGTTGTCAAACTTAAAGCACCACCAGTAAAATTGTATGAGGGTGAGGTCAATGACCGTATCGTCATGCGATTACAACCAAGACCACACTTGGACATTCGGATCGATATTAAATCGCCTGGTCTTAATAGCGATCTAGAGTTAGCAACTCTAACTCACGACTATCCACAGGACAGAGCTATCGACGGTTATGAGAAACTTCTTTATGACGCTATCAATGGGGACCAGTCCCACTTTGTACACGCTGATGAAGTCATGGAATCATGGAGAATCGTTGATGATCTTCTCTGCACTGGTGACACTTGCCCCATTCGCACTACTCCTTACATCTATACTGGTGGGTGGGGACCATGGCACAAAACACAAAACATAACAGATTGGGATTATCCAGCATGAGAAACGAAATTCTTACTGCTCTCAGGACAGACGCTGAGGGCAACATCCAAAAAGCAAGACTCAACATTGAGATCTATCTAAAAAATCCTGTAGGTATCGGTGAGCATCCTGATGTCCTTGGTGCTATTCAAGAGCAACTGGATGTCATTGCCCATGAGCAAGAGCGTATTGATATGCTGCAGAAGTATTTCTCATGAGTGCGATATTCGTATTAGGTTTTACTCTACTGCTCTGTATCACAATGGAAATGACATGGACAAGGTAGCTTTGTTTGTTAGACATACGATGGAGAGTCCTTATGGTATAGGGACTCTCTCAATGCTTTTAGTGTTTGTACCCATTTTAGGTATTTGGGCTATACATAAATATAATTGGGAGCACTGGGAACCCTTTGCCAAGAAACATAAATGAGATCACAACTCATTCTACTAGCATGTCTATCACCTATAGCTGTCATTTTTATAGTGATGAAACTTGCCGTATGGATTGCAACAGCAAATGCTGAAGTTGATTATGTCAGACGAGAACCTTTACGAAAACGAGGACCCTTCGTGGCGGACCCGTATGCGGACGTTGATGAGGAGGAAGAGGAATATGGAGATCGCACAGACTATAGATGAGGCACTCTATGAGTGGTATTCGGAGAGGGGTCTAGAGGTCCCCCAATGGAAGAGTAATGCAAACCCCCAGTGGTGGATTGACTACCTCGTTTCACTGGGAATCGACCCTAAAAACCCTTAATGCATCAAGATCACGAAGACGAAGAAGAATCAAGATTCAGTTATAATTTGACAATAGAAGATATATGTCTTCTATATCATTGCGTGAATGAAACAATAAGACTTTGGCCAGGTGCCCCTGCTCGACCATATCATGAGCAAGAGCACCTTTCCCATCTACAGAAGGAGCTGTACAAAGGTATTCTCGATTTCAAATATAGAAACCTATGAATTTATTCCTTCGCCCATTAGCAGATGTCAACGGAGTCACTTGGAGTATCATTTGGATGTTGGTGATACTGTTGGTAAGTGTAGCCTATGTTATCTACTATATACTAGGTATAGATGAGAGGGAATCACATGGGAGCCATGACACCCCCAAGCAGGAAGTCCTGCTACAACTTCCGAGTGACCGAGATAGTGAAGGTCCTTGACGGAGATACAATAGATGTACTTATCGATTTGGGATTTGATCTCTATAAAAAAGAAAGAGTTCGTGTCGCTGGCGTCGATACTCCAGAAAAACGCACAAGGGATCTCGAAGAAAAAGCACTCGGAATTGATGCAACCAACTGGCTCAAAGGTAAGTTGGAAGGTGCTATCGATGGTGATGACATGCTTACTATTCGCACAGAGCTTGTTGGCGGTGTGGGTAAGTACGGTCGCCTTCTCGGCTGGTTATACATTGGGGACGCAGAAGTCTCGCTTAATGAAGCAATGATCGAGGAAGGTTTTGCTTGGCCATATGATGGTGGCACTAAGCAAAAAGACTTTGAAGAATTGAGAGAAATTAGACGCGCACACGGGACGCTTGTTGAATGAGTCAGAATGAAATCTACCTTGGTAATCCTAATCTAAAACGTGCAAACGTTGCTCAGAATTTTACGCCTGAGCAAGTACAAGAATTTATAAAATGTCAGCAGGATCCAGTATATTTCATTAAAGAATATATCCAGATCGTTTCACTTGATAAAGGTCTGGTGCCATTTAGCATGTACGATTTCCAATCCGACATGGTGAGGAAGTTTCATGATAATAGATTTAATATTGCAAAACTACCACGACAGTCAGGTAAGTCCACAGTTGTGACTGCTTATCTGTTGTGGTATGCACTGTTTAATGATCAAGTAAACATTGCCATTCTTGCTAACAAAGCAGCAACGGCAAGAGAAATGCTCCAACGCTTGCAACTGTCTTATGAAAACCTCCCAAAATGGCTCCAGCAAGGAGTCATCAACTGGAATAGAGGATCGCTCGAATTGGAGAATGGAAGTAAAATCATGGCTGCTTCTACTTCTGCTTCTGCAGTCAGGGGTATGTCTTTTAATATCATCTTTCTGGACGAGTTTGCGTTTATTCCAACGCATATTGCTGATGAGTTCTTTAGCTCTGTTTATCCTACTATTTCTTCAGGTAAGTCTACTAAGGTGATTATCATCTCCACGCCAAAAGGGATGAATATGTTTTATAAACTTTGGCATGATGCGGAGAAAGGAAAGAATGAATACGTTACTACTGAGGTGCATTGGTCAGAGGTGCCAGGTAGAGACGCTGACTGGAAAGAGCAAACAATTCGCAACACATCAGAAGAGCAGTTTAACCAAGAATTTGAATGTGAATTCCTTGGATCTGTTAACACTCTGATTACATCATCTAAATTAAAGACACTGGTATATGAGGACCCGATTAAATCTAATCAAGGATTAGATATCTTTGCCGAGCCAGTCCCAGAGCACACATACTGTATGACAGTTGACGTTGCTCGTGGTCTAACAAAAGATTATTCAGCATTTTGTGTCATGGACACAACTACTATTCCATATAGGATGGTAGCGAAGTATAGAAACAATAAAATTAAACCACTGCTATTCCCAAACATCATTAATGATGTTGCTAAAGCATATAATCATGCTTATGTAATGATTGAAGTAAATGATATTGGAGGACAGGTAGCAGATACTATGCAATTTGATTTAGAGTATGACAATCTACTGATGTGCTCTATGCGTGGACGTGCTGGTCAGGTAGTTGGTCAAGGATTCTCTGGATCTAAAGTGCAATTAGGTGTTAAGATGTCTACCGCAGTCAAGAAGACTGGGTGCGCAAACATGAAACAGTTGATTGAAGATGACAAACTTATCTTTAATGACTATGATATCATTGCTGAGTTGACTACATTCATTCAAAAAGGTCAAGCATGGGAAGCAGAAGAAGGTTGTAATGATGACCTTGCTATGTGTCTTGTAATTTTCTCATGGTTGGCAACGTCAGATTACTTTAGAGAATTGCATGACTCTGATGTCAGAGCACGCATGTATGCTGAGCAGAAAGAAGCGATCGAAGCTGATATGGCACCCTTTGGTTTTATATCTGATGGACTCGATGAAGAGACATTTGTCGATCCTGAAGGTCAGGTATGGAATAATGCGGAGAGTGTGGGTGAATATGGAGACATGTCGTATATGTGGGACTATAGATAATGGAATTAGATCAGGAGTTTGGGTTAGAGCATTTACTATTTGTCCAAAGGAAATGCAAAATCTGTGGAGAGATTAAAACCCTTACCGATGATTTCTATAAGACTAGAAAAGACAGAGGTAACACGCCAGGTGCATATGCATATGAATGCAAGGGTTGTTATATCTGGAGAGTGAAACGAAATAAGAAGAGGAAACGTAAGATCGTAGAGTCTGACTACCCTGATTGGTAATTTACGGCTCGTTTCCCCAGTGGAATAATGCGTTTCGATAAATAATTTCAGCATCTTTGATAGAATTTCAATCAGGAGATTAACCGATGGCATCTACCCAACTTTCACCAGGGGTCGTTGTTCTTGAAAGGGATCTGACCAACGTTGTAAACGCGACAGTCGATAATGTCGCCGCCATCGTTGGCTCATTTGAGAAAGGTCCCGTAGAGCAAATTACCTCTATTACCTCAGAGCGAGAGCTCTTGGCGATCTTCGGACGCCCCAACGAATACAACTACGAATACTGGTTCAGCGCTGCGCAGTTCCTGCTCTACGGCGGCACCCTTAAGTGCATCAGAGCCGCAAACGCTGCACTTAAAAACGCTATTGATACTGCACAGTTTACAGTATCAACCTTCAGCGCTGCTGATACAATTTTGACTGTTAGCGCTGCTACAGACTTCGACGTGAATGATCTCCTCTTGATTGATGCTGAAATTTTGACGATCCAGTCGGTCTCTGGTAACGACGTTACTGTTGCTCGTGGCACACTTAGCACATCTGCTGCTTCTCACGCCGCTGCTGCTCCTATCACTTTGATTGAGCCTGCTGCAACTGCGTCTACTATCAACGAAGGTGCAACCTTTACTGATTCAGACACTACTCTGACAGTTACATCGGCAACTACTCTTGCTGCTGGCACCAACTCTTACATTAGAATCGATAATGAGATTCTTAGAGTTACTGGTGTTGCAGGTAACGACCTGACTGTTTCTCGTGCGCAACTTGGCACAACTGCTGCTGCTCACACTGACGGATCTGCTGTTACTCTCCAGACTGTTACTGATAACAAGACAACTATCAATGAGCTGACTGCTACTGGCATCACTGCTCCTCTGATTAAAAACCTCAACGAGTATGAAACTACTGTTGAGAGCGCTTCTAACAACTGGAAGTGGGCAGCGTCCTCTCCTGGTATCCACGGTAACTCCTTGAGAGTTGTGGTTACTGATGCTGGTGCTGATCAGATTGGTTATCTTGCACAACCTACCTCCGCTGAGTGGGAATTCACTCCTGGCGCAGAAGTTTCTTTCTCTGCCGCTAACATCTATGCTAAGGTTTACGGTTACTCTGTAGTCGCAACTCTTAAGGATGATGCAACTCTTGTTGGTAGCTGGGCAGACGATAACTTCTTCACTGCTAACTCTGGTAACGTCACTGGTCGCATTGTTGCTTACAACCCTGAGACTCGTGAGTTGGAAATCACAATCGACGGCACATCTTCTGACGTGCTTGAGATCAACGATACTCTGACTGAGTTGGCAAACAGCGGTGGATCTGCTGGATCTGCTACTGGCGATAGCGCAGTTATCGAGTCTATCTCTCGTAGACTTCGCATCTCGCTCAACGCTGGATCTCCTAGATTCCAAGCAAACCAGACTCTGACTGACGACAACGCTGCTACTATCACCATCGCTGCAGTTGGTGATGAGTATGAAGATCGTAGATACGGTCTTAACCAGCGCTGGATCAACATCGCTCCTCGTCCTACAACCTCTAGCTGGGTTGCTGAAAGAGGTGGTCGTAACGACCTGATGCACGTCCTCGTGTTGGATGGCGACGGTAAGATTACTGGCACACCTGGCGCACTGCTTGAGAAATTCCTCAACGTGTCCAAGGCATCTGATGCTAGATCTCCTCAGGGTGACAACATCTATTATAAGGATGTTATCAAGAATACTTCACAGTATATCTACTGGGGTAGTCACGAAACTAATAATATCTTCGACCGCGATTCTAACAGCAATGATAGTTTCGGTCTGAGTGGTATCAACAGAGAGTTTGACCTTATCAAGGCAGACGGTGCTATTGCATCTATCGATGATCCTAGCAACATCAACCCCTTGAGCGTCAACGTTGTTGGCACTAAGCAAAACGCTTCTGTCGTTTACTCACTGCAAGGTGGCGTTGACGGTTATACCGTTGATCGTCCTAACATCCTCGCAGGTTACGATCTGATCAGCGATGCTGAGACTGAAGAGGTCGATTACATCCTGATGGGTCCTTCCATGAGCACCATGGCAGACACCATCGCTAAGGCACAGCACATCATTACGATTGCTAACACTCGTAAGGATTGTATCGCTTACATCTCGCCTTATAGAGCTGACGTTATTGGTCAACCTTCTACACTTCAGATTGTTGAGCGCACCGTCAACTTCTTCGATCAGTTGACAAGCACATCTTACGCTGTGTTTGATAACAACTATAAGTACATCTACGACAAGTATAACGACGCCTATCGTTACATCCCATGTAATGCTGACGTTGCAGGTCTTACATTGAGCACAACGCTTAATCAAGAACCTTGGTTCTCACCTGCTGGTTTCAACAGAGGTCAACTCCGTAACGCAATCAAACTTGCTTACTCTCCTCTGAAGGATCACAGAGATCGCCTCTATGCTTCAAGGGTCAATCCTATTGTTGCATTCCCTGGTCAAGGCATCGTCCTATTCGGTGACAAGACTGCTCTCGCTTTCCAATCTGCATTCGACAGGATCAACGTCCGTCGTCTCTTCTTGGTTATCGAAGAGGCAATCGCTGAAGCAGCGAAGACTCAACTGTTTGAATTGAATGATGAGTTTACTCGTCAGTCCTTCAAGAACGTGGTTGAGCCTTACCTTCGCTCTGTCCAGTCACGTCGCGGTATCCTCGACTTCCTCGTGGTCTGCGATGGCACCAACAACCCTGCGGAATCTATTGACCGTGGTGAATTCTACGCTGAGATCTTTGTGAAACCCACAAGATCCATCAACTTCATCACACTCACCTTTACTGCAACTAGAACTGGTGCTTCCTTTACTGAAATCACTACTTGATTATCAACCTACTTCCGTTAATTCATTACATCCATTAGGAGTTTAACAAATGGCCGTCAATCCAGATCTTTCAAGATATCCTGGTCAGTCGGAAGGTAAGCAGGTCAACGCACCTATCCTTGACTTCCGTAACCGTATTGGGGATCTTGCCCGCCCTAACCTTTTCCAAGTGGAAATTGGTTTCCCACAAATCATCACCAATGGTCGCCCTGCTACGGGTGCGACCCCTGGTTCTACAGAAGAGCGCACACAGGAAGAAGCAGGAGCCAGCAACGCTGGTTCTGCATCTGCCTCTGCTTCTCTTGCATCCTTCCTTGTGAAGGCTGCTAACATCCCTGCATCAACAGTGGGTGTGATCGATGTCCCCTACAGGGGACGCACACTCAAGATCGCTGGTGACAGAACCTTTGAGCCTTGGACAGTTACTGTCCTTAACGACAAAGGATTCGCACTTAGATCTAAGTTTGAAGAGTGGTCTACTAAGATCCAAGCACTTCAGCAAAACTTGCAGGAAGCAAAAGTCATCTCTCAATATCAGTCTGACGCTGTTGTGCGCCAGTATGATAGACAGGGTGCCGTCGTCAGATCCTACCAATTCGTTGGTATCTGGCCTTCTAACATCTCTGCCATTGACCTTGCATGGGATAGCAACGATACTCCTGAAGAGTATACCGTTGAATTCCAAGTTCAGTACTGGACATATGCAAACGATGTCAACATGGCAAATGGCGTCTGATAAAGATGCTAAATAATATTATAATGATTTCGGTGTAAGAATGTCATCTCAATTATTTGGATATTCTCTTGACAGGAAGAAGGGCTCCACGAAGGTGGGTCCTTCTTTCGTGCGTAAAGAGAATGATGATGCTGCGCAACCGATAGTTGCGGGCGGATACTTTGGTCAGTACGTTGACCTAGGTGATGCTGCCAATAAGCAAAGTGAAGTTGACTTGATTGGAAGATATCGTGAGATGTCTCTCCATCCCGAGTGTGATAGTGCTATTGCAGATATTGTAAACGAGGCTATCGCTGGTGATCTTGACGATCATCCTGTTGACATTGAGCTCTCTAATCTCGATGTCTCTGATAATGTTAAGTCAAGAATTAGAGAAGAATTTGGTAACATCTTGTCTCTCTTAGATTTTGATAGGAGAGCGTACGACATCTTCCGCAGATGGTATATCGACGGAAGACTTTTTTATCATAAGATGATCAACCCTGAGAATCCTAAACTTGGGATTACTGAGCTCAGGTATATTGATCCTCGTAAGATTAAAAAGGTTGTTGAATACGATAAACCAAAAGACAGAGTATCACCTGCTGATCCTGCAGTATCTACTTTGATCCCTAAATCTGTAGAGTATTACATCTACAGTCCAAAAGGTCTTAGAGGATATGAGAATCACGGTGTAAAGATTGCGCCTGATGCAATCTGTTATTGTCATTCAGGACAGACAGATATGCAACGCAATTTTGTTTTGTCTAACCTTCATAAAGCTATTAAAGCACTCAATCAGCTCCGCATGATTGAGGACTCTCTGGTCATCTATCGTCTGTCCAGAGCACCCGAGCGTCGTATCTTCTACATCGACGTTGGTAATCTGCCTAAGCAAAAGGCAGAGCAATACCTTAGAGAGGTGATGAGTCGCTACCGTAACAAGCTTGTCTACAACGCTGACACGGGAGAGATTCGTGATGATAAGAAATTTATGTCTATGTTGGAAGACTTTTGGCTTCCACGTCGCGAGGGAGGGCGTGGCACAGAAATTTCTACCCTACCTGGCGGGCAAAACCTTGGAGAATTGGAAGACGTTAAGTACTTCCAGAAAAAACTCTATCGCTCTCTGAATGTCCCAGAGTCGCGATTGGAATCTGACAATACTTTCAACGTTGGTAGATCTGCAGAGATCACTCGCGATGAAGTTAAATTCCAAAAATTTGTCGTTAGGCTCCGCAAGCGCTTCAGTGATCTGTTTAGTGATCTGCTGAAGACACAGTTGGTGCTTAAAGGCGTTGTCTCACTTGAAGAGTGGGATGATATGAAGGAGCACATCCAATACGATTTCGTTGCGGATAACTACTTCAGTGAATTGAAAGAGAAGGAATTGCTCAATGAGCGCATGGCTCTTCTCGCTCAAATGGATCCCTTTGCTGGAAAGTATTTCTCACTTGAATATCTTCGTCGTCAAATTCTACGTCAGACTGACAGCGAGTTTACGGAGATTGATAAGCAAATGAAGAAAGAAATTAAAGATGGTAAGCTTATTGATCCTTTGTCTATGCCTGCTATGGAGCATGAGCAGATGGCAATGTCACTTCAACCTCCGCAAGAAGAGGAAGAAGGAATGGATCCCGCAGACTATGAAAAGGGAAATATCTAAATAGTATTATTGAATCAACATAATCATGCCAACTCAAGCCGCACTAGACATTGTAAATTCCGTATTCGCTGGTCAGAAAGATATTTCTGATTATGTTGCTAATGCATTGCAGACTACTGCAGTTGATGCAATCGACGCAAAGAAGCAAGAAATCGGGAAGCAGATGTTTAACCCCAACGCTCCAGAGGAGGAGAAACCTGAAGAGGAGACTCCAACTGCTGAGGCACAACCCGAAACACCAGAGGAAACTACAGATGAAACTGATCAGGGAGGAGATTGAATCCGCTAAGGTTGTAATTACTGAAGGTAAGAATGGCAAGAAAAGCCATTTTATCGAAGGTGTCTTCCTGCAAGGTGCAATCAAAAATCGCAACGGAAGAATGTATCCAGTGGAAACATTGGGTAGAGAAGTTGCTAAATACAACGAGTCTTACATTTCAAAAGGTCGCGCACTTGGTGAATTGGGTCATCCTGATGGTCCTACCATTAACCTCGACCGCGTGTCTCACCTGATTACTTCTTTGAAGCAAGAGGGTAACAACTTCGTAGGTAAGGCAAGACTTCTCGATACCCCCATGGGTAACATCGCTAAGTCGTTGCTCGACGAAGGTGTAAAGCTTGGAGTTTCTTCCAGAGGTCTTGGATCTATCAAGGAAGAAAACGGCATCAAAGTTGTCTCTGATGACTTCATGTTGGCAACCGCTGCGGATATCGTAGCAGATCCTTCTGCCCCTGACGCTTTCGTCAATGGCATCATGGAAGGAAGAGAATGGGTCTATGCTGGTGGAGCAATTCATGAGCAAACCATTGACAAAATTAGACGCAGAGTTGATAATGCTGCGCGAAATCAAATGGAGGAAATCAAACTTTCCGCATTCCATTCGTTTTTGAAAAATCTATAAACATAAATAATCATAGTAAATCCACGAATTTGTACCCGAGGAGACACCACATGTCTAACGAAATTGAAACAAATCTGGACGAATCGAGCGTGACCGCAAACGCTAAGCCTGGCGATCCCCAGAAAAAACTGGAGAATGACGGCAGTAGCCTTGGTGGTGTGCAAGACCTCGGTGGTCCTACTCCCCAAAACAGCAAGCCTGACGACGATAGTAACAAGTATAAGACTATCGCGGGTGGCAACGCAGTACCCCCTTCCACAAAACCTTCTGACGCATCCGCACAGAAAGCTGAATTCAGCACTAAAGGCGATGTAAAAGCTGGTCACGAGCCTGAGGGCGAAGTGATTGCTGAAACAGAAGAAACTCAGGAGACTGTGATCGAAGTCGATCTGTCTGCTGACGTTGCAGCTCTGACTGAGGGTGAAGACCTTTCAGAAGAATTCAAGGATAAAGCAAAGACAATCTTTGAGGCTGCTGTGGTGTCTCGCCTCAATGAAGAGTTGGAGCGTATGCACGAGGACTATGCAAAGGTCCTTGCAGAAGAAATTGAGACCGTCAAATCTGATCTTGCGGAAAAGGTTGACGACTATCTGACATACTCTGTTTCTCAATGGATGAAAGCTAATGAGCTTGCCGTTGAGCATGGCATTAAGACAGAGATGGCAGAAAACGTCCTTTCTGGTCTCAAACAAGTTTTCGTCGAGAATTTCATCGATCTTCCTGACGAGAAAGTTGACTTGGTTGACGAGATGACCGAGCAACTTCATACAATGGAAACTAAACTCAACGAACAAATCGAAGAAAACGTTGTCCTCAGCAAAGAGGTCGGCGGATTTGTCAAGAATGGGATCGTGAGCGAAATCTCTGAAGGATTGTCACAGACTCAGCGCGAGAAACTGGCATCCCTTGCAGAGGCTGTTGAGTTTGAAAATGAAGAGTCTTTCCGTGCGAAGGTCTCTACCCTCCGTGAATCATATTTCTCTACCAAACCTCAAGTAACTACTGTTACCGAAGACGTAGAGGTGGAGAATGCACCCACTGGTGATGCAATGTCTGCCTATGTGACTGCACTGTCACGCTGGGCATCTAAGTCCAATTAATTTTTTAATTTCCCTAGGATAGTAATTCAAATGTTTAACACAGAATCTCTCCAGGAGAAGTGGTCCCCTATTCTTGAGCACTCCGAGCTCGATCCTATCAAGGATAACTATAGAAAAGCGGTTACCTCTGTCCTTCTGGAAAACCAAGAAAGATTCCTCGCTGAAGAGCGTGGTCTCATTACAGAAGCAGCACCTACCAACTCTCTTGGTGGTACTGGTTACAGTGGTAGCTCTACAGCTACTGGTCCTGTTGCAGGTTTCGACCCTGTGCTGATCAGTCTGCTCAGACGCTCCATGCCTAAGCTGATTGCTTATGATATCTGCGGTGTGCAGCCAATGACTGGTCCTACTGGACTGATCTTCGCAATGCGCTCACGCTATACCAATCAGACTGGCACAGAAGCATTCTTCAACGAAGCAAACTCCGAGTTTACTTCTGAGAACGCTGCTAACAGCCTTGCCTCAAACACTCAAACAGGTAGCAATCCTGGTCTGCTTGCTGACGCTGCTGGTAACTACACCATCGGTGGTCAGGGTATGACAACTGCTCAGGCAGAAGCTCTTGGTGACGCTGCTAATAACAGCTTCGCTGAAATGGGATTCAGCATTGAGAAAGTTACTGTGACTGCTAAGTCCAGAGCCCTCAAAGCAGAATACAGTCTTGAGCTTGCTCAGGACTTGAAAGCAGTCCACGGTCTGGACGCCGAGTCTGAGCTCGCCAACATCCTCTCTACTGAGGTGCTTGCCGAGATCAACCGCGAAGTCGTGAGAACTGTTTACAAGATCGCAAGACCTGGCGCTCAAAACAACACCGCTACTGCTGGCACATTCGACCTCGACGTTGACTCCAACGGTCGCTGGTCTGTTGAGAAATTCAAAGGTCTTCTCTTCCAGATTGAGAGAGACA